TGGGTGGCACTCTTCCACCCTAAATATGGCTCTGTGGTCTATAAAGGTAAGGATACCACCCTTTCAAGGTGGTAATGCTGTGTTCAAGTCACGCCAGAGTCATTATGATTTCGTAGCCAAGTTGGTCAAGGCATCGGACTGCAACTCCGAGGGCGTGAGTTCGACTCTCACCGAAATCTTTTCGTGCGGTAAACCTGATGTGAAAGCCTATTTTTTGGATGCATACGAAATTTAGGTGTGTAAGCTCAACACTTACTACCGCCCTATGCCCTTTGCGGTCTTCGGACTGGTACTGTTGTAACAATAGGATACGTCCTATGCAGTTTAGATGAAAGCTCGCCATTCGAGGATGGAATGAGAAAGGCAATATCATTTTGGAATTTTATCAAATATCAATTTTCTTAACTTGAGTTGGTATTTGTCATAATGAGATTTCCAATTAAATTCTTTTGTACTATATATAACATCTTGCTTGAGATTTTCAAGTTGCCGTCTATCGGTTTTATGCTTCATTATTGGTGGCAGTTCGTTTATTTCATTTTCATAAAACAATATTGTTGCAATAATACAATGTTTGTCAGGAAATAAAGCTACTAATTCTTGTTTAGTGCCTAACACTATTTCGGTAACGGCTACTACCCTATTTGTAATCATAGCTTTACGAAGAAGTTCGTATGATATTTCTGATTCCATTTCTGGAATTAGATAATATGATTTATCTATTAAAAGACTTGATATTTCTTTAGGTTTACAGAAATATTCTATTGAAAGTGTTCTGTCTTGATTCGATGTGATTGAATCTATATCGGATTGTTTTAAGACAACATATTTATCTTCTGCATATTTATATCCCTTTACTATATCTGAATTTGTTATTTCCTTGTTACAAGACGGACAGAATTTGATGTAACGTACTCTTTCTTTAGAGTCTTTGCAGAGTTGATTAAGCTCTATGGAATTGTTGCGTGATATTTTTAACATTTTTACTGGGATATATAAATCTTGAAATTGGATTGCTGTTTTGTATGATGTGTTCATGGGTGTTCTCCTTAGATGTTTTGATTAGTATGTGGAGAAAATTGAAAATTATGTATTTGAAAGAGTCATTTCCTTTGGAGATGGTTCTTTTGTTATGTAGTATTGGCAGAGTTGGTATTGCACCTGATTGCTAATCAGAGGTCATCGTTTATTCGGTGCATAGGTTCAAGTCCTATATACTACGCTCATGCCGTGTGTCCGATTGGTCGAGGGTGCTGTCTTGAAAACAGTCTGGATGTAAAAGTCTTTGGGGTTCGAATCCCTAACACGGCGTATGCACCTATCTTTTGGCAAGAATGAAGTCTCCAAAACTTCTAACCTGTGTTCGATGCGCAGTGGGTGTGCTAAGTGAAGTAAATTGCATTTCATTGGAAATTTAATATTGGAAAGTTTGAGAAGTTATTTCGTATGAAGTGGCTTCTTTTTATATTGGAATAAAAGGAGGTGGTCGTTAGTTTGGCTACGACAAAAGAGACACAGCCCACAAAATTAACGGCTGCACAATTAAAGAAAAAGGTTGAAACACAAGAAGAAAAAATCAAGTCTCTTAAAGATGGGGCTTGGTGTTATATGTGTGATACACATAAAGCACGGGATAAATTTTATATGAGTACAGATCCTATGAGTAAAAGTGGTCTTACTCCAATCTGCAAAGATTGTGCCCGTAAAATAGCATTAAAAGTAGACAATAAAAATATTGAACATGAGCCTGATAAAGAATCAGTGAAGCTCGCATTGAAATATTTAAATAAGCCATACCTTGATAGGATATGGGATTCAAGTATGCAGGAAATGGAAAACCTTGCTTCTGGAAGAGTTAAATCTAATATTTGGGTTGCATATATCCGTCAGATCTCAATGGGGCAATATAATGGTATGACATATTTTGATTCCGATTTTTATAAAGTCAAAACAAATATATCAGAAAATAGTTCTGATAATTCTTCCGTAGAAAATGAAGATAGTTCAGATGAAGAAATAATGTCAGCTTATGAACAGAATAAAAAAGATGCTATAAGGCTATTAGGCTATGATCCATTTTCAAAAGAATCAACTGCTGAACAGCCTTTTTTATATGCAACTCTCATTGGTTATTTGGATGCTGCTGAAGAAGCAAATGATGATAGAATGCGACTCTCTTCTATCATTGAAATTGTAAAAGGGTTTAACCATATAGAGAAAATGAATGATATTATTGCAAGGCTTATGAATGATTATACAAATATTGAAGCAAATATATCTACTATCAAAAATCTCGAAGATACAAAAAGTAAAATAACCGCTTCGGTTTTAAAGCTTGCAGCAGATAATGGAATTTCATTGAAGCACAGTGTTAATTCAACTAAGGGTGAAAACACATGGACTGGAAAAGTCCGTAAAATGAAAGAAATGAATTTACGAGATGCAGAAGTAAATTTATATGATGCGGAATACTCTGCTGGTCTAAAGCAAGTTGCAGATATCAGTAATGCTTCTATCTTAAAGCAGATTATGTTAGACGAAAATGATTCAGCAGATATGATTATTCAACAGAGAGAACTTATTACAAAATATAAGAGAATTGCTGATGAATATGAAGAAAAAGCCCGTATTTTACTCAGAGAAAACATTGACTTAAAAGCTCTCGTAAAAGAAAACGGAATCAATATTGAGGAGGATTAGTTATGGCGTTTGAGACTACTGAATCTGGAATATTGATACCCAAAAATTATGAAATTTATGTTAAACCAACTGAATTTCAAATATCTGAAAGGAAGTTGGAAGGATATAAAAAATTAGCGGAAATAAAGCAATTTGGGATTAAATACCCGACAAAATTTATGAAAGAATTTATAGGAGTTGAGCTTCTTGATGCACAAGAATATACTTTTATGAATTCATGGACAAAACCATTTGTGTTATGGTTGGAAAGTCGTGCCGCAGGAAAGACGACATTACTTGCTTTGTTTACCATAATAAAGGGACTTCTGTTCAACAACTACAGAACGTACATTTGTTCAGGAACAGCAGACCAGTCCCAAGAAACTTTTAAGAAGATCGAAGATATTGCATTAAAAAATATTGAATCAATGACTGGTCTTACAGATGTTTTTAAAAATGAAGTTGAAATATCGCAAGCAAACTCAAATGGATTTATCCACAATCCAATGGGCTTTACATATAGACTGTATAATGGTAGCTTTGTAAAAACATTGAATAGTAACATCAATGCCAAAAGAGGTAAGAGGTGTGAGTGCGTCTGTTTTGATGAGGGTGGCTGGCTCTCAGAAGAAGAATTTAATGTTATTGGTGCATTTACAACTCTTGATTCAAATTTCAAACTTGGTGGAAATATTGATATATCTTCTCTTCCAAAGGAATTTCCACATCAGCTCTTATATGCTTCTTCTGCTTCTTCTATTGACACAGCTTTTTATCAAAAGTATCGTGATTTTTCCAAGAAAATGATGTTAGGTGATCCAAAATATTTTGTAGCAGATATTAACTGTGATGTTGTTATTAATGCTACTTTTCATGGTAAACCTTATGTTCCACTTTTGAATAGAGAAACCGTTGAGACAGAATTAAGAAATAATCCAGAAAAAGCTCAACGTGAGTATTATAACAAATTCACTCAAGACGGGAATGCGAACCAAATTATTAAAAGAGCTTTAATTGTTAGAAATTCTTATACTCGTCCACCTGTATTATGTAATGATACAGATGAAAGAACATTTGTTTTAGCATATGATCCAGCACGTTCAACCGATAATTCAATTCTAGGTATAGGTGAATTACTTTATAACGAGGAAGATGGATATACAATGGATATTGTAAATGTTGTATCCTTTTCCGATTTAGGTCTTAGACGAAAGACTCCCATGATGACTCAAGACCAGATAAAAGAAATTAGGAAAATACTTCTTGATTATAACGGTGAAGCTTTGGATTATGACAATATTGAAATTTTCTTAGCCGATGCTGGTTCTGGTGGAGGTGGAAACTCTTGGGTTCGAGACAGTTTAATTGAAGATTGGAAAGATAAAAAAGGTAATGTTCACCGTGGTTTATTGGATAAGGAATATAACAATGGTGATGTGTATGCTAAAAGATACCCTAATGCAGTTGAAAAACTGAAATTAATTGAACCATCAAAATATAAATCTGAAATGTTTGAGGCTTTAATAAAAATGGTTGAAGCAGACAAAATTCATTTCACAGAAAAATATGATAACAAAGGTTATCTCAATATTATGGAAGTTGATACCAAACTTATGAATGAATCGGAAGAAAAGATTCGTGCAGAATTAGACAAATTGGATTTGAGCATTGATGAATATGAAAATGAGCTGGAAGAAAGACTTTCATTGATTGAAGCTGCTAAAACGCAAGTATATAAATTAACACCTGATGAAGAAATTGCATTAGTTCAGATTGATGCAATGAAAGAGGAAATTGTTAATATCTGTAGAAATAAGCGTGAAGGTGGTAAGGATTCATTCAAACTTCCTGCGTATAAAGACGCTGATACAGGAGCTTCAGAAGCTACTATGCATGACGACCGTGCGTATGTCTTGGCTATGCTTGGATGGTATTTATCTGAAAAACGAATGGATCATATCAGAAACAAGAAACGTACAAACAACTTCGACATTACCAAAATGGTCGGTGTCTCAAAACGCCCTAAAAAATGGGGATTCTATAACTAAGGAAAGGAGGAAATCAGAAATATAAATGGCAACACAGAAAACAAATAATTCTGCAAAGAAATCGGTACAGACAGAACCATCGCCAACTCGTAAGAATGAGTTGACTACTTCTACTCAGAAGTATGCGCAAATGATTAACTTTCAGGAATTACAACGTATTTTACAGCAGAATATATCCAAAGGTACATCGAAGACATATACTCAATACACAAAAGAGAAGCTTCAATCATACATAAAAAGTCCTCTTGCCAATATTGACAATCTTCGTGATATATCTGCTTTCTTATATCGTATCAGTCATAACTATAAAAAGATTATAGAATATTATGCTTACACTCCTATCTTTAGTTATAACGTATCTTACAATACTCCCGATTGGGCAAATCCCCCACAGGATGCATCTGAATATATTAAAGGATATCAAGAACTTTGTACCAGATTAGATAAAATGGATCTGAAAGAAATGGGTTCACAAATGATTGCCACTTGTTTAAGAGATGGTATCTATTGTGGATTTTGTTACGATGACGGAGATTCATTCTTTATACATCCGCTTGATCCAAAATATTATAAAATCGGTTCTCGTGCAGAAAAAGATACATGGATTGTAAAATTCGATGCTTCTTATTTTGATTCTGGTAACAATAAGGATTTCTTATATGGTACTGGTAGTGAAACAGATTCAGAAGAAGGCTTATGGGATGATGTTTTTGTAGAAGGCTACGAAACATATAAATCAAAAGGTAATGACTATAAATGGTTTGAATTACCACCAGAGAAAACTATCTGTATTATATGTGGTGATGATCCAGTTGTACCACTGCCCTACTTCCTGCCTGTGTTCGTATCTCTCTTAGATTTGCTTGATTACGAAGCTCTTATTCGTTCTAAAACAGAACTTGAAAATTATGTTCTTCTCTTATCTAAAATCCCTATGAATGAAAACTCAGGTGAAGTAAACGACTTTGCTGTTGACCTTGAGATAGTACAAGCTACTCAAGCTGCAATTGATGAGGTATTACCAAATCTTGTTGGTTCAGCGTGGACTCCATGTGAAGTTGAAAAGATTGAGTTTGGTAATAAAAATCAGGTCGATGATACTAATGTATATTCACAGGCAATCAAAAACTTATTCTCTTCTCTTGGTATATCGGAAATGATATTCAATGGTCAAAAATCTGGTTCTGTTGGTCTTAAACATTCTATTACAGTTGATATGACGCTCCCTATGGAATTATTAAAAAGAATAGAAGCTAATATTCAAAGATATGTAAAATTAAACATCACAGAAGACTTTGATTTTTATTTTCATTATGTGTCTGTATTTGATCTTGATGAAAAGATGTCGCAGAAGAAAGACAAAGCTACATTGGGCATAGATACGATGGACTATGCAACCTTAGATGGATCTTCACCTTCAAGAGTTATGAATAATGCTTTTATGATGAAGTCATTAGGATTAATGAATTATTTTATTCCGCTTTCATCTTCATATACTCAAAGTGGTACAAGTGATAATGAAGGTGGCGGTCAGACAAAGAATGATGACGATCTTTCAGATGAAGGACTTGCTACCAGAGAGGGTGGAAAAGATGAAGGTACACAAGCAGGACAATAAGGAGTAAAAGGATGAAACAGAACTTTATAAAGACATCAGATTCTGAAACAGCTTCTAAGATGATGAATCTTGGTTTTCAGAAAATTGATGAACAAAACGGTATTTATACTTTTCTGAATACTGATAAATTGATGTTTTCAGATGATATAGATAAATCAAAAATTCAGTATAGTAATATGCTGAACATTTAGCCACTCTCCTATTCTGAGTGGTTTTATTTATGCCCAAATTTTTAAGAAAGGAGAAGAAAATGGCTAAGAAAAGACTTCTTTATATAGAAGATTTATATGATTTTTATTCAAATAAATATAAGCGTTCTACGAAGTTTAGTGCCGAAAAAACTGGTGAACCATTAGTTGTTCAAGTACATGGACGAGTAAATTTTGACGAATCAGACAAGAACAAAGATGGTCTTCTTCCTGTTCATTTACAGTCCTGTCATACAGATTTGAATGTAAATGGTTCTAATATTGATTCTTCTGTTATGGAAGCTGCTCTCCCGTCTTTCAGTAATCGTCCGATTCTTGGATATATTCATAAAGTAACAACTGATGAGAATCCAGAAGGTCAATGGGAATTTTATTCTCACAATATGCACGAAGATGAGAATGGCGATGTGGTCTATGATGAATATCCTATTGGAATCATACCTGAAAGTTGTAATGCACAGCTAGTCTATGATGAAGAAAAAAAGAAAACTTATTGTGAAGTCGATGGATATATTTTTGAGGAATATTCCAAGGCTGCTGAAATTTTACAGCGTGAAGAAGAATGTTCTGTATCAGTCGAATTGTCAATCCGAGAACTCAGTTACGATGCTAAACAGAAGTTCTTAAATATTGAAGATTTTTGGTTTTCTGGTGTAACAATTTTAGGCAAGACACCTCAAGGCAACGAAGTGAAACCTGGAATGACCGGCTCAAATATTAAATTGGCAGATTTTAGTTCCAAGAACAATAGTTTATTTGAAGATTATGAATCAAAAATGG